TTGTGCTGCTCCTTGTGCCTGTAAGTCACGCGCTGCTGTTGCGTACTTTACAGCGTTTTCCATGTCTCCTTGAGACTGATAAAATTTAGCCAACTGTTGCAAACCCTGAGGTGTATTAGTGTCTATGCCAGCCATCATACGTTGCTGTGCCATCTGACGTGGTCTTGCGCCAAGCTGTTGTGCAGCCGTAAGCATTCCTTGCTGATACGAAGGCTGCAAAAGACCCTGTAAAAATTGTGTTGAAAACTTAGCCATTTGTAGCCTCCAATTAAAACGGAAGAAGGCGGAACAGGCCGCCACCGGACGGATCAAGTCCTATTACGTCGTCTAGGAACTCAGACATAGACTTACCAGTGCCTAAAACACCACCTCCGCTGCCGCCTCCGGTTCCTCCAGTTGTTCCACCACCAGCACCACTTACGTACGTGGGCTGCAACGCTTGCTGCAACAAACCTGTACCAATCTGACCCATGAGGTTAGCTTGACCGATACCTGAGGACAGGAGAGCCTCAATGCCGCTCATTTCAGCTTCACCGAACATACCAGCGCCTGTCAACTGTCCACGTTGGGCTAGTTGAGCAGTAGTCATAGCAGGCTGTACTGCGGCAGTCAACTGTGCCTGAGGTACGTAACCAGCGGACAGGAATTGACCACCAAGTTGTGCCTGCTGCGCCTGCTCTGCTTGCGCCTGTTGCATTGCAGTCAACATAGCTCTGTTACGGGCTTCTTCCTGTGCCGTAGCCATCGCCAGCATTTCAGGAGTAGCGCCACCGTAGGCTGCAGAACTTGTACCAAGGCGTCCCTGTGCTGCCAAACGCTCTTCCAAAGCTAACCGCTGACGCTCCTCTTCAGGACGCATGGCTGCTCTCATGCGCTCAAACACGGCCTGCTCACGGGCGTCCATAGGTTGCTGGGCCTGACCGTAGAACTGACCAGCGCCACTCAAAAGTTGCTGCTGTAGTGCTGCTTCTTCTGGAGACACAGTCATCGTAGTCCCGCCTTCAGGACCGACACCCATCATGCCACCAGTAGCAGTAGTTACAGTAAACGGCTTAAACTCTGTCTGCTCTAGGCCCTGACGTGCAATCTGAGACGCCTCACGTCTAGCCCTTTCGCCTACGTCGCCCAAACGTTGGTACGCCTGTTGTGCAAGTAGAGCGCCTGCGCCAGTACCTAAAGCCTGTTGACCGCCAGTGCTGCCTAAGAAACCGCCAATGCCGCCTAAGATACCACCTAGGGTGTCTGCAATGGTATTGGTAGCTCCGCCTGCTGTCATTGACCCACTTGGTGTTGTCCCACCGACAGGCGGCGGAGCCGTTGTCATCGTTTGGTAATAAGGCGGTATATATGTTGGGTTCGCAATTATCATAACAATTTACCTATCAAAGCCATTACGTTAATCTCCTGTAGCGACAAAGGTGACCCGTCAATTTCTGACTCTAAGCCAACCTGTACACTTGTTCCGTATCCGGTGGTGTTGAGGCTACGTTGATTTGTTAGCTGTCCACCTGTAAATTCTACTGTTGTATACTCACTTTCACCGTAGTACCCAGTAATCTGAGTACCTACAGTAAATTCCGTTGTTGCGTATGTTGTATCGAAGTCATACGCCCACTTCATAAATACTGTTGCATTGTTTGCACCAACCAGTGTTGGCTTCAACTTCTTCAAAATCTTGATTCTAGAGCTATCGCCAAAGGTTAGACTTGGGCTGTAGTACTTGAATCTGTAGCCTTCTCCGTTGTCACTGTAGCCGGTGTACGTGCTAATTCCATTGGTTGTGCCAATGTACAACGTCCCGTCGTCTAAACGCGTGTACGCTGTAAACTTCGTAGACGGCCATCGAGTAACACGGTATGCTCCATTTTCTAACGTGCCTCGTACGTCAAAGCAATACGTTACGTCCTGACCAGTAAAGGTTAGCAGGTAGAAGCCCTCCTCAGGACTGTACACAGACCTAAAGAACTCATCTTCGTTTTGTAGTGCAGCAATAATGTCCTTAGTAATGTTACCTGACAAACTGCTGATAGGCATTGACTTTTGCTGTGTTGTTCTACTAAAGCTTTTCAAACCAGTGTGTGACAAAAACAGTACGTCGGTTCCTGTGTGCTGCACAGTATCTCTGTCTACGCAACCAACGCCCGCCACGGTGTCCGACAGTGCCATAGTAGCTGGAGCTTCAGCGCCTGAGTACACAACAATACTGTGTTTACCAAAGATAATCAACAGGCCATTGTGAGCCGCCAAAGCTACAATCTCGTCATACCCGTCAGGCCAGACCTTTGAGATATCAATGGAGCCGCTAGTGCCTCCAGACCAATCGTGGCCGATCAAAAGGTCAGACCAATAGATGGTAGACTTGTCGCTGCTAAAGTCTGCTGTCCAGAGCCGACCATAGGCCGCTAGGACTTCATTACCGTACATGGCAGACGCAACGCCAGCTGCACCAGAAACTGTACTCAGCTTAACTACAGAGCCTCCTGCGTTGTCGTACACAAGGGGTTCGTAACCCCGTTGGAAGAAGTAAATTTTGTCGTTGAAATCCACAAGCTTCCAGTTGTCTGCAGTAATGGTGTAACTGCCGGGAGTCTCGTCAACCAGTGTGGTCGTACCACTGATTATCTTGTTGTTACCTACAGAAAATATCTTGGTGTTTCCTGCGTCGTCCTTGAACTCTTTGATAGCTCTTAACGAGTCAGTACCAAGAACAGTTTTAGTTGTGGTTACAACAGTATGGCCCTTACGTGCAGCAATACGACCACGTTTGTCAATAACGGCGTTGTCTGCAATTTCTGCAAACGACGGGTCCTGAGCCAACGGCGAGTCTTCAGTGTTAACACCTTTGAACGCTGGGGCTACAAGATTGATACTTTGCAGTTGTTGAGCCATATCAAATAGTCCTAAATACCATCTCTTCAGGGTGCTTTGCTGCGTCTATAGCAATAGCGTCAGACAAAAACTTGTCAGCAATCTGGAAGTACTCAGCAACTGACGTACCTCCTGTCTCACCACGCTCACGAGCCAACAAAGCTACGGCATAGTGAATCACAGGTTGCGAAGGTACAAGAAGTGAATCATCGTTAGCACTCAAGTCTGCTTGTCGCTTAACCACGTCAAACCGAAGGCTGTAGACACCGTCTGGTGTTGGGCCTACAAGTACTTCTGTGTCGCCACTAGAGTCCAATCCGTTGTACGTGTAGTACCGTGGTGCGCCTTCTGCTGCACTGCTAATGTACAGCTGTTCGTTGAACCAGTCTTTTGTCTGATAGTCCATGAACAAGTTGCTAGTGTCGTTCAAGACACACATGACTTTTACGTTGTCACCACCGCCAGTCAATGAGTAACTGTTGTCGGAAGCAGTAGTAGTTACAACAATGGTTTCACGCAAGGCAGACCAGTCTGTTGCTTCTTCTACTGCCTTCTTAGCGTCATTAATGAAGTCGCCTACCATCTTGACATAAGTAGTGCTAGTGACTGACGTGGTTTCTTCTTCGCGCAACCGACGTAGTACATTGTTCATTAGGTTCAAGTATGTCATGCTAATCTTCCTATCAATTGGGCAAGGTTTTCTTGAGCCGTTGGTTGTTGTTGTGTTAACATACCGGGATCTTGATACGCTTCATAACCTAAACCTGCAAACTCCTGTTTTTGGAAAGGGTCAATCTCTGGTCTAGCTGCCAGCATAGCTGCTTGCTGCATCTGTTCCTGTGCAATCTGCTGTTGTTGTTGACCAAGACCAAACATAGAGCCTACGCCAAACCGCAAGAGTCCTTCTAGACCTTCTTGGAATTGTGACTCTAGACCGCCAATGCCCTCTTCTACTTCTCCTATACGGGACTCAACACCAGCAACTTGTTGACCTATGCCTTCTACTTGGCCCTGTACGTTTTCAAACTGTCCACCAAACTCATCACGCAAGCCACCCTCAAGGTCGCCTAGTGTTTGCAAGAAGTCTGACTCAAGTCCAGTAATTTCAGACAGAATGTTAGCTTCTGTTTCTGACAGGTCTACAGCAAAACCTTGTTCAGCTTCGTCTAGTTTGTCGCTTAAGTTACTAATGCTTTGCTCTAGCTGTTGGCCTTGGTTTTCAAACAACTCACGCAAGGCAGAGTCTTGTGTTATAATGTCGTCTCTAAGTGCCTCAATGTTTACGCCTACTAAGGTACTTAAGTCTTCAATGTCTAAGCCTAGCTCTTCGTAACGCTGTTGGCTTTCCGCAGACATCTGCTCAATACGGCCATCGGCACGTATCAAGTCTTCAGCAACACGGGCTACGTCTTCAGTCAACCCGCCAATTTGACCAGTCAGTCTCTCTTCTGAGGCAAAAATATCAGATCTTATGGCATCAGTAACTTCTTCAAACCGAACACCTTGGTCTGCTAAAAGCGCATTAAACTCTTCAGCATTTTCTGAAGCTTGTTGTAGCAGTCGTTCTTCTACACCAGTAACTTCTGATAAGACTCGTAATTCGGTTTCGGACAAGTCTATTTCTGCCCCGCGTTGAAACTCGTCAAGTCTACCAAGTAGTCCTTGGTACATCTGGGCTCGTTCTTCAGAGGCTTCTTCAAAACGCTGTCCTGTTTGTTGCTGATATTCACCCAAACGCTGAGTCATGCGCTCTTCAGAAGCTACAATGTCAGACCTTAGGGCATCGGTCACTTCCTCAAACTGTATGCCTTGGTCTGCTAGAAGGGCATTAAACTCTTCTGCGTTTTGTGAAGCCTCTTCTAATAGTCGTTCTTCTACGCCTGTAATTTGAGATAGTGTCTGTAACTGCGCTTCAGAAAGATCCGCTGCTTGTCCCTCACGTAAATCTTCAATAACACCAAGTAGTCCTTGGTACATTTGGATTCGTTCTTCAGTGGCCTCTTGAAAACGCTCTTCTGTTTGCTGCTCAAACTCTCCAGCCTGCTGTTGTAGCGACAGGATTTCACTACTCAAACCTGCGGTAATGTCGTCAAACCGCTGACCTTCGCTTTCAAGAAGACGTGCAAACTCTTCAGCATTTTCTGCTGAGTTTTGTAGAAGCCTAGACTCAAGACCTGTTAGTTGTTCTAATCTTCTCGCTTCGGCATCAGTAAATTCTACTGCTATGCCTTCACGTAATTGTTCAAGTTTGTCGTTAGTGCTTTGCTCAATACGTATGCGGTCTTGTGCAGCTTGTGCAAAACCAGCTTCACGTTCTTCAGCAGCTTGTTGTAGACCTTCTCGTAGTCCACTTACGTTTTCGCTAAGTGTGTTAACAACATTACTAACGCCACCAAGGTTTTCAATGATTGTCTGTTGGTTTTCGTCCAGTTCAGTCAGCATACCGCCTTGGCGTACAAACTCTTGTAGCGCTTCTTGTTGCTGCTCTGTTATTGTACCTAGTGCGGTCTGTATGCCTTCTCTTTCTGCATCTGCGTCTTCAAGGGACCGCAACACAGGGTCAATGTACTCCGCAAGCATACTACGAATTCTTTCAGGATCTCCAGCAGGTCCTTGTTCTCCTTGGGGTCCCTGTTCTCCCTGAGGCCCTTGTTCTCCCTGAGGCCCTTGTTCTCCTTGCGGTCCTTGATCTCCCTGAGGACCTTGCTCTCCGGGAGCACCGGGTGCGCCGTCTCTACCGTCTACGCCATCAACTCCGTCTCGACCATCGCGTCCGTCAAGACCCCTAACAACTTCCATTGCTGTAGACGCTATGGTGTTAATTTGTTCTGGAGTACTTTCTTGGCCTTCTTCTCCTAACTCATCAACTGTTTGTGCTATGTTCATAATAACATTTGCATTGTTGAGAGTTGAAGCAGCTTGTCTTACGCCTACACCCGCCTGTTCAAACCTGTCGAACACTCGACTAATAACTTGCAGGGTTTCTCCAAGGTTTCCTTTATTTGCTTCGTCTGCAAGTAACTGAGCAAGCCCCTCTTCACCAGCTACTGCCTCACCAGCCATTATTCTTGCGACAAGCTCCATGCCTGCTCTGACGTACTCTGTAAAGTTTACCTGATCTACTTTTTCGGTCTTTACATAAGCAGAGCCATTCCAACGGAACGTATCACCATCGGTGTTGTAAACGGTAGCGCCAATGCCGTACTTTTCTAAAAGCGCTTGGTTTTCTTCAGAGTTGACCCACCGATTGTAAGCAGAGGCCTGCTCTTGCATACGTTCGCCGTAGAGTTCAGCAGTGTCGGAAAACTCGTCACCACCGAATAAAGTCAAGTCTTCGCCTTCGAGTATCATTAGTTCGTCTTCAGTCAACGAACCTGTGTACTCGTCCCAGTCACCTACGTCGTAGTCGCCAGCTTGAATCAACTGTTCACGTTCAGTCATGTAGGCTAGGTAGTTGTTGAAGTCTCCAAAGACACCCCGTAGTATGCCAGAGCCTTCACCATCAAAGTACTCTCTTAGCTCTTCTTGAGTTACTTGAGTTGCTTCGCCCCTACCATACAAAACGTTTGGACTTGCGTCACCAAGTTCAGCGCCTCTAAAGAACGTAAATGTAGTAGTAGGAGCAGCTTCTTCTGCTTCTCCATCACCTTTAGTATCTGGTAGCGGTTTAGGTGGTGCACGTTCTGGCTCAGGTTCATCACCTTTGGTTTCCAAAAGCGGCTTGGGTGGCGCTCTGTCAGTCGCTGGTGCAGGAGGTGCTGCATTGGGATCAAACGGTCCTGACTCACCGGGCATCTGCTTAGGAGGTGTACTGGGTGTGCCAATGGGTCCTGTCTGAGTAGGAGCAGGAGCAGGCGCTGGTGCTGGTGCTGGGGCAGGAGTTGGCACTGGAGCATTGGGATCAAAAGGCCCAGATTCTCCCGGCATCTGCTTAGGTGGTGTATTGGGTGTGCCAATGGGTCCAGTCTGAGTAGGCGCTGGTTGTTTAGTAGGAGCAGGCTTAGTAAGCATACCAGCAGGCGTAACAGGTGTAGACGTAATGCTAACTCCCGGTTGAGGATTCTGCGCTAAAAACCTAGAAGCTTCATAGATACTAGGAAACTGTCGT